CTGGAATATCATCTGCTTATAGCTATCAGCATCTGCTTTTGCTATAGGTATAGCAGCATTCATAATACCTTCAGCTAATGCTTCAGCTGCCATTGAACTAGCACTTAGTCCTCTATTTGCTAATGCAGCCTCAGTAGCTTTTGCAGCACCTCTAGCCCATACAGGTAATGGATTACCTGATGCTAATGCTGTTTCAACTTCTTTTTGTAAAGTTCCAAGTTGTCCTTTTACAGTTGCATCAGCTGTTATAGTTCCTGTCGCAGCTTGTGCAGCTTGTGTTAATCCAGTTTGTTGTGCAGCTGTAACTGTAGGTGTAGCACCAGCAACAGTAGCTGCAGTCATAGTTTGTGCAGTACCTGGTGCAACAACCCCAGCTTGTGTTCCAGCTAAACCAGCAGTTGGTCCTGCTATAGTTGGAGCAGCAGCAGTGGTAGGTGTCGCAGCAGTAACTTGCCCAGTTACACCAGAAGTAGCCATCAACTCTTGACTTTGTACGTTCTGTAACTGTGGATTTAAAGTTGTACCTGTAGGTAGACTAGGTTTACCTGCAGCTAAACTTTCTATTAATGCAGTTGCTTTTTGACTACCAGTTTGTTCTTTTTGTACAGCTGTTAATGCACCTTTTTGTAATTGTATATTACTAGGTGATGTTACAGTTTTAGTTTTAGTAGTAGTTGACATTATCTCCCTTGTCTATTATATTTTTTTTGCATACGCTTTTCTTGTTTATTTTTATTTTTTTTATGTACTCGTGGTCTTTTCTTTGGCTTTGGTCTTTCAACGTATGCTTTGAACTTCCGAGCCATTACTCAGGTTTAGTAGGCCACACAGCGTTTTCACATTTTTCAACAGTATCTTTATCTGCTGGAAAATCTCTAAGCTCTTGTCTATATGTTTTCATGTCATCAGACATTGTAACATCAGACAAAGCATAAAAATCAGTTTGAGCTAGCAGTTGATTTCTTCTAGATCTAAGGTTAGCTTGTGCTCTTCCTAGAGCACCATCTGCCCATGCTTTTTCTTCAGCATCTCTAGCTGCTTCTTCAGCTGCCGTAAACTGAACTCTGTTTCCATTTATGTTATGATATCTTGGCATTGTTTTTTCTCCTTATTATAAAATTCCGTATAAGCAAATATCTCCAGCGTCTATGTTACCTGTGCTCATTGTAAATTGTATTGCTGTTAAAGCTGATGTGGTATTAAAGTAACCAGCTTTATAAGTATCCACTGCATAATCACCATTTGCATAAGTAGCACATCTTGATATAAAATGTTTTACAAACGTAGTTGATGATGGATTAAATATTTGTAAAAACCCAGTCATACATGCATCATCATCATTTTTTGTATCATTACCTAAAAAAATACTTGCAGTAGATTGTGCCTCATCTGTCCCAGTTTCGTAAGTTAATGCTGCTGTACTACCACCCTCATTATGATATGCATTAAACATAGTTGTTGTTTTAACTACATCATAAGAATGTGATGATGTATCATCTGAAGCATTAAATTTTAATCTAGTAGCATTATCAGATGGATGTATATCTTTAAATGTAAACACATATTCCTTATAGGTAGAATCAAACACAACATCACTACTTCCATTAACAAAGCTTAAATTACTACTAGAACTAGCTGTTAATTTTTTAATAAACACCATAGATCCAGTATTCAAAGACCCAAAGGCTGTAACCGATCTAACTGCTCTATCATTAAGTGTAACTATGCTCATTATGAATCCTTTAGTCCGTAGAGTTTTATAGTGCCAGCGTCTATGTTTCCACTTTCAAATTTAAATTGTATTTCATCAATTGCTGATGTTGTATTAAAATATCCTGCTGTAAAAACATCCTGACTATAATTACTATTTTCATATTCCTGACACCTTGAAATAAAATGTTTTACAAAAGTTGTAGATGAAGGATTAAATAAAGTCAAACTTCCTGAAAAACACTCATCATTATCATTACCAACTTGTTGAGTTATTGCTTGAAAACTTGTGCCTTGAGCTTGGTCAGAAGCTGTTCTATATCTAAGATCAGATGTACCACCCTCACTATGTTCTGCTTGAAAGTGTGTCGTAGTCATTGTTTCATTAAAACCAGACCCCCCAGCAGCATTACCTTGAAATGTAAATCTTTGACTATTATTAGCTGGATGAACATTAATAAACTTAAATAAATAAATAGGATAAGTAGAATCTAAAACAACATCTGAACTTCCATCTACAAAAGATATTGTAGCACTTGAACTAGCTGTTAAAGTTTTAATAAGTGTTAATGATTTAGCTGCCCCAGGTATAGCTGAAATATTTGCAATGCTTCTATTGTTATAAGTTACAATTGACATTACACGACTCCGTATAATTTAAATGTTCCTGAATCTATGTTACCACTTGCCATAGCAAACTGCACACCATCAATAGCTGTAGTAGTATTACAGTATCCTGCCATAAAACCACATCTAGAATATGGATTACCACTTACATCTAACACACCCTGAGTTGTAGCCATAAAATGTTTAACAAAAGTTGTAGAGCTTGGGTCAAATAAATGTAATATACCACTTACACTAGAATCATTATCATTATCTATACCACCTTGAAACAGCCTTTGTGCTCCAGTTGACTGTGCTAAATCAGAGCCAGTTGCATATTCTAAATATGCTTCACTGCCAGCTTCATCATGATAAGGATGAAAAAATGTTGTAGTTTTAGTGGCATCATAAGCTGTGCTACCATCTCTAAAATTTACTGTTAAATGAGATTCTGATGCTGGGTGGACATCTGTAAAATGCACTTGATATTCTTTATAGGTAGAGTCTATTCCACTTGTAAATTCTACTGTAGAACTACTACTAGCTGTTACTGTAGATAATAATACTAAGCTACTACCAGAGACTCCTGAGGGGAGACTGGTAATGGATGCCATGGATCTGTCATTGCATACATTAATTGACATGGGTTATCCTTTAGGGTTGTCTGATCTTACTTTATCACAATGATCTTTAAATGTTGATGTGCCGTTCTTTTGATCCTTGTAGATCATTTCCATTTGCTGTTGCCATGTTCCATACTGAGATCGTCTAGTTGCATCTATACCAGCATTTGTTTCAACAGTATTACCTGCAGTTTCATACTCTGCTATTTTAGAGTCATCTGGTTTAGCAAAACTATAAGCCCAAGTTTTAATGTAATCTCCCGACCCGTCATTTTGTAGGGATACTTTATTACTATCCCATGTATCAGAATTAGCCTCTATATAAAGTTTTGTTTTTGTAAAAAGTGATGCCATAATTTTCCTATGTTATTAATTTAAATCCGTACCATCTACCACCTGCAACATCGTCAGTTGTTCCTCTATTATGTTGAAAATAAACTTCAATGTAATCTCCTGCAGATAAGTCCATAACAATGCTTATTTCTGATGTGTCATAATATTGATTTGTGTTCATGGTTGATTGAAAAGATGAGCCATTTTTATAAAAAAATATTGAATTTGCGTCAGCATCTTGTGTAGCTTGTAAAGTTGCTTGTGCATAAAAAAAATATTTTCCACCCTCTCCACTAGGCACTGTAAATCTATAATTTGATGAATGGTCAAAGGCACTATCTGTATCAAAAACTTCGGTGTTAAAAGCAAGTTTAGTTGTAGTTCCATTACTTAAATCTTGCCCAGAACCTTGTGTTACAGAAAAAGCTGGAGTATTCTTACCACCTACCAAAGATACATCTATTCTTTTAAGAGTGCCAGCATCAGATATTAGTAGTTCATCAGTATCATCTGGACTACTAGTTAAAGCTGTCTGCCCTGAGATAACATCATTATTTAATTTAGCAGCGGTCACAGTGTCATCAGACGGCTGGCCGATATCGAGCACGTTACCTAATATTTGAACGAAGTCAATAACATCCCCTGTTGCCAGATTCGAGGCGAATGTCATCGTACTACCTGAGATTGTAAAGGATGATCCTGGTTTTTGTAGGATACCATTTAAACTGACCAGCATATGATTAGCTGATTCTGGGGCGACATTTACGCCTCCTACTTGTAAAGTATAGGC